TTATGGTTGCACAATCTCTTCTGCTGATTTTGACACCACTAACAGTAATACGATCAGACATACATCTAGATTTACCAACATCCATTATTTGTTTGGATTTGCTAGGCATATTTTTGACAACAAGAAATGGTTGTACCATTCCTGTTTGTACAACAGCAAGTAATCTATGTTGACCATTGACCAGAGTGCCATCTTTATCAAAACAGATGGCAGAGTCAGATAAGATGAAACGACTATTTCTCATCTCTCTTTTTAATTCTTCAAGATTATTTCTACTAATCTTGCGATTATTCTCAAAATTTTTCTCCAGATAAAATTGTGCTTTTTCTGGAGTAATAAATTCTAGAGAATAGTCTATGCCCTCATATAAAGTTGAGAGGGCATTTTCTATTTGTGAAGTCATACTGTTTGAGTTACTTTTTCTTCAGTTTCTTCAAGCTCTGCTTCAGCTTTTTCTATTTCTCTTATTTTTGTAAATAGAACAGCAGCGAGTGTTTTCATTACTTCTAGTTCAGCTTTATCAAAATTAGAAATAGAGGTTTGTAATGAACTAATGAATTTATCAAGAGACATTGAATACTCTGTGACATCATTTCTTGCAGAATGAAAATCTAAACTAATTTCTCTGTCAAATTGATTGAAGTGAAAATAAAGCCTGTCATCTTTTTCAAGGATGTTTTCAGTTCTGTTTTGGAATTTGTGTTTCATAAAAATGAAATTATTTATTGCCTACTTACTATAACATGAAAGGTATATAACTCTCAATATATTTTCAATCCGTAACAATGTTACTTTCGCTTTTTAGTTAGCTTAGTGACGACTTGTTTTACGATAGGCCGTACAAGCTGAAGTACCAATGGTGCAGAAGCACCAACCAAAGCAAGGCTAAAGACCCCAACAAACTGAGGAGCAGACGGAATGTATTGTTCTTTCCACTCAACTGTTTCATAAAGAGTTATACACTCACTACCATCTTGGCTTCTTTCATGTCCGATAACACGTTCTAGTTTTTTATCGTTACGAAAGTCTCCTACTCTCTGGTCATTCTTACCAGGGCAGGGAGGAAAATCTGGTGGGGGGTCTGGAGGTAAGTCAGGAATCTTTGGCTGCTCTGTTTCTGGTAAGGGCGGTGGTTCATTACTGATAGGTGCTTCTTCTGTAATGACAAGATTCTCAGGTGTATAGTCAAGAGGAATAAAACTAGGGAACGGAAAGTCGCACGTTGTAAATACACCATTTGGATCTTCCAATAATAAATTACGATTACCAGTATTTTTTATATCACGATGTTGATAAGTACAACCAGGTACATCAATATCAGGTGGTTTTGTAATAGTTAAATAATGAGGAGTATAAGGTTCTGGAACGTCTGGAATGTATATCTCAGGAATATTTATATCAGGTATATCAATCGAAGGCATCTCTTTTCTTTAACACTTCTACTTCTGAAAAACATTTAGGACAAGATAAGTTAGTCATTACGGAAAACTCAGGATAAGTCGGCATAGAATCATCTATATCAATATCACCACCCCAAATTAATTCATTATCGCACCAGTAACATTTCATTTGATAATCGGCATTGATTGGCCTGTAACTTTAGGTAAATTTTGATCTAATACCTTTGGCATCATGCCAGAAACATTTTGAAGAATTTCATTCATAACTTGAGACTTGAAATTTTCAGAAGTTACATACCTGTAACCTATTACTCCTGTAGCAGTCATGGAAGCTACCATTAGAAATGAGATTATACTCAAACAATTTGCTATTTTTTGAAACATGAAAGAAGCCTTTTCAAAAGCATTAGTACCTGTGACTATTATAACTTTCTGTGGAATCTGTGCATTAGCACCACTTTATGTAGGACTTTCTGTTATTTCTACCAAGGTACACCAGAAGTCTTAGTAGGAGTTTTTGATTCTGTTATCTGCGTAGCAATTCTTGTTTCAATAGCTGTTACTTCTTCAGAACCTAGTGCAGCTTTAGCCCATGCAATCGCATTTGCTTTTGTAATATCTGCATAAGCAGTAAAAGAACCAGAATCAGCATCAGCAAGAGATACAGTGCCATAAGCAGAACCAGTATAATCTCCGTCTGTTTCGCTTGCTGTCCAGTGAACACAAGTTACTACATCAGATAAAGAACCTACAGTTTTTGTTGCATCTAAAGCAGCAACATCCCAAGTGACAGCCATGATAATAAGATTTTAATTTTATTTTACTTTGATTCTACAGTCTGAACAACATCACTAAGTTTTTCTAGCTGTTTTAATGCACCTTGATCTTCCATGATCGGTTGCATTAATTGTTGTGCTTCTGCTTGCTTTTCTTGAATTTCTCTTTGTAAAACTTGTAATTTTGCAATATTCAAATCAAGACGAGTTTTTGTCTCGTCATAAAGCTCCTGTGGAGTTGCCATAAAATCTTCGTAATTTAACCAATTTTACTAACCAGCTTCTAAAGCTGCAACTTTGGTTTCCAACACCTCTATTTTTGCTATCGCTGTTTGTAAAGCACTGACAACATCTGGCATAAATGCTCCCATTGCGAGGTTTTGCATAATATCATTACCTAGTTCACTTGCTTCTCTTTCTCCACTATCCACCATTGCTTGAGTAACAACTGCATCTTTATTTCCTAGTACTGCCTCTGGTATATATGGTTGAACTTCGTGTGCAATCCAGCCTTTTATATCTTTTGCACCATCTGTAAGCATATCAAATATCTTTACTGGAATAGCTTTTATAGTGTCATAGCCTTGTGTATAATCCCTTATATTTTCTTTCATCCTATAGTCTGAACCAGATGAAAACTGTGGAGATGAACCATCACTAGAACTTGAAACAATAGCTCCTCGACCCTGATTACCACATTCAAAAACAATCATTGTATTCTGCACATTGGTAGCTGCATTTACTCTTCTTAACTTCAAACATTCTGAACTTTGAGAACTATTAGCTTGATCTAAGGTTGTAATTCCATTTTGGTCAATTAGCATTCTTTGTTGTAACGTTGTACTATTATCAGTCAAAGTAAAAAATTTCAACACTGACGGTAGGTCATCATTACTTGTGTCATTACCTGAACAGCTACACAAAATCCTAGCCATGCTATGAAAACCTGAACCATCATTACCATAGAAATTTATTTGACCAACATCGTCATTGTTTCCAAGAATTGCATTACTTGAACTTCTACTCTTACCAATATCAATAACAGCAGGGTTGTCATCATTATGTGTTGCTAAAATATTTATACCATTATTTGAATGTAAAGTTCCTCTTATTTGCAATCTACGAGAAGATCCTAAACCCGAACCAGAAGTCATTCCTATACACAACTGATCGTTAATTAAACGCATTCTTTCAGATACAGAATTACCACTATATGTAGTGGCAAATTCAATATGTCCTACTCTATGTCTTAATGCGATATGATCTTGACGATATTGCAATTCACCTAATTTAGTAGTTCCATCATTTTCCCAATAAGCTATTTCACCAATGTCATCTGATGACCTACCATAAATTGCAATAGCTTGAGCCTGTGAATCAGATTGTACCTGTAAGGTATGAGTCTGTGAAGTTGAAGTTTTACCTATAAGCACCCTTCCAGACGAGTCAACAGTCATTCTTGTCGAAGATTGAGAAGAACCATCAGCAGTTGTTCTAAACTCTAAACGGCCTGGCATATCATTACTTCCAGGTGTTCCATCAACAGCAGCCCTTATTTCTGCCCCAGAATGATTTAAATCATTACCATCATCACCAGCAAAAGAAATAGTTCCTAAAACATCATCATCTTGCACTATTGATCCACCCCTAGTCTTACCAATAGCAAAAAGAGCTGTTCCATTGTCACTTGAATTTCTACAAATAGATAACAATTCGGTACTATTATTTTCTATATGAAGTCTTGCAGAACCGCCAGAAATTATTCTTTGAGCAGTAGTATTTACAAGTATTCTGTGTGACGAATCAACCCTAAATGATTCATTGCCAGCAGTTTCTAATGCAATAGTATCGTTTGCTGGAAACCTTACTACAGTATTAGTGTCTCCATTGTGTACAAGTTTATCCGAGGTAGTAATATTTCCTGATGCAGTAATAGCTCCTGTTACTGATAATCCTGTTGAGCTTACATTAACTCTTACAGATCCTCCTGTTGAAATATCAAAATTATCTGCGGCAGAACTAAAAATGCCAGTATTTAAATCGTCTCGAAATCCTAGTGCTGGAGAGGAGGCTGACCCATCTTCAAGAGTTAAAGTTCCGTCAAGCTGTAAAAGTTCCACCCATGCGTTATCACTGGAGTTTCTTATCTTTAATGTTCCGCTTGTAGTATCAGCCCACCACATATACGCTGCTGTGGTACTGGGAGCAGAAGAACTACTATTATTTGTTAATATCGCTTGTAATACACTATTAATATCAGCCCTGACGTTAGCTCCCGTGGAGTTGTCTATAACATAATCGTGAGTAGCCATTACCTAATCCAATTTTTTATCTAAGTATATCTTAATTCA